GTCGCCTCCGTAAAAAGTTTTCTGTTCTGTTTGATGATCTTCTGAAGACTCAACTCGTTCTGAAGCGAGTCATTAGCGTCGAAGAGTGGGAGGATATGCGTGAGCATATTCAATATGACTTCCTGTTCGACAATCATTTCCAAGAATTAAAAGACGCGGAGCTTAATAACAATCGTATGGATCTTGCTATCAAGATGGAACCATACCTCGGTCGTTACTTCTCTGCAGAGTATATTAAGAAGCAAGTTCTTCAACAAACTGATCAAGAGCGGAAAGAAATTGAAGCTCAAATCAAGAAAGAACGTGCTGCTGGAATCATTCCTAGCGTTGTTCCTATTGATGCTACGCTTCCAGAAAACCAACCCGACCTGGGGGGCGGAAGTTCTAGCGATCTAGAAAGCTAAATAATACTATCCTGGTTACTTGTTATGGACAATCCAACACCTGATGTTTCCGCACGTGCGGTGGTTGATGCTATCTCTGACGGCAATCGTGCTGCAGCTATCGATGCTATCAACCAAATGCTCTACGGTAAATCCGCAGAGACTTTAGATACTTATGCCGACGTTCTCGCCAAATCTTATTTTGGTGATGTGGGCAAAGAACCAGAGGCAACTGCTGAACCACAAACAGATGAAACTGATAACGGAAACGATTGAAGAGGTTAATCTTATCGTAGAAGAATCTAACGGTAAGAAAAATCACTACATTGAAGGTGTGTTCCTTCAAGCAGAGCTGAAGAATCGTAACAACAGAGTTTATCCTCTGTCGGTTCTTGAGCGTGAAGTAAACAAGTATATCAAGGAGCACGTTGAGCAATCACGTGCAGTTGGTGAACTGGGTCATCCCGATGGTCCCACCATCAACCTCGATCGCGTATCACACCGCATCGTCTCTCTGAAAAAAGAGGGTACCAACTTTGTTGGTAAAGCAAAGATTCTCGACACCCCTATGGGTAAGATCGCAAAGAACTTGCTGGATGAAGGTGTGAAACTGGGTGTGTCCTCTAGAGGTCTCGGTTCCGTTGACCGTCGTGAGAATACTTCCTATGTAAGAGATGACTTTATGTTAGCAACTGCTGCTGACATCGTTGCCGATCCTTCCGCGCCTGATGCTTTTGTTAATGGCATTATGGAAGGTAAAGAATGGGTCTGGAATAACGGTGCCATCCACGAAGCAAAAATCGCTAAATATCAGAAGTTCATTTCTGAAAGTGAGCGCCGCGAATTAGAAACGCGGAAACTTAGAGTGTTTCAGAATTTCTTGAACTCTCTTTAATTTATAAATAAATCTAGACATAAACAGTATAAAAAGCTTAGAGGTTTACTCCGATGTCCCAATTGATTAACGAAAAGTTTGAGGAGATGGTTGCAGAAATGCAACTTCCCAGCAGCACGGTGCCTGGCTCGGAGCCCGCTGCTCCTTCCACTCAGTCCAAAACTGCAGTGAATGCCAAGGCAAATCCTGGCGATCAAACTCCTGGTAAACTGGATCCCTCCCTGGTGCCTGGTCAGGCAATTCAGGATCTGGGTGGTCCTACTCCTACCAATAACAAGTCTACCGACGACAGCAACAAGCTCAAGGACAATGCTACCCTGAGCGGCGTGTCTGATGGTCAGACTCGTGGTGATGGCAAAGATGAGCCGAGCGGATCTGAGCCCAAACTGGATCAAGGTATCTCCTATGGTACCCGTCGTGAGGACATTCAAGTGGACCTCAGTGCTGACGTTGCAGCACTCGCAGAAGGCGAAGAACTGTCTGAGAAGTTCCTGGAAAAAGCAGCAACCATCTTTGAAGCAGCTGTTAAAACAAAGATCGGTTCGATTGTTGAGGAACTGGAAGCACAGTACAACACCAAGCTTGCTGAGGAAGTCGAAAAGGTTCGCGCTTCCTTGGCAGAAGAAGTCGATGGTATGCTGAAGTATACTTCTGAGCGCTGGCTCGAAGAGAACCAAGTTGCCATTGACACTGGTCTGAAGGTGGAACTCACCGAGTCCTTCATTGGCGGACTCAAGTCCCTCTTCGATGACCACTACATTGATGTGCCTGAGGGCAAAGAAGATGTTCTGGAATCTATGAACGTCTCCCTTCGTGAAATGGAAGATCGCCTCAACGAACAGATTGAAGCGAATGTGAAACTGTCTAATCGCATCTCTGACTTTACTCGTGAAGGCATTGTTGCCGAAATGAGCGAAGGTCTCACCGATACCCAAAAAGAGAAGTTTGCCTCCCTCGCGGAAGCTGTTTCCTTCAAGGACGAAGAGACTTACAGAGAGAAGCTTAATACCATCAAGGGTTCATACTTCTCGGAAAGCAAGTCCGTTGCTACCGAACAGTCTGAAACTCCTGTGGAAGGTCTCACCGAAAACTACACACCTGCTATGCAGGCATATGTGAAGGCACTCGGTAAGAAGTGATCTTTATATCATAAACGCTAACCAACTTTAACTGCAAACAAATGGATACCCATCAACTGCAGGAGAAGTGGGCACCTGTTCTGAATCACGGTGATCTCCCCGAGATCAAGGATTCTCACCGTCGTCAGGTGACTGCTCAACTCCTCGAAAACCAAGAGCGTGCTCTGTCTGAAGAGACTGCTATGCTCTCCGAAGCCGCTCCCATCAACTCTGTTGGTGCTGACGGTCTTAAGTCTTCCCACGGTTCCTCTGGTCTGGCAGGTTTCGACCCGATCCTGATCAGCCTGATGCGCCGCGCTATGCCTAACCTCGTCGCTTATGACGTGTGTGGCGTGCAACCGATGAGCGGTCCTACTGGACTTATCTTCGCAATGAAGTCGCACTACAACGATCGTAGTGGCGCTGAGGCTCTGTTCAACGAGCCCAACCCTGGCTTCTCTGCCGAAGGTGGCAGCGGTTACGATCCTACCGCTGGTTACGTTGGTCCTGGTAACGGTGGCGATGGTTCTAACCAAGCTGCTTCTGCCAACAACGACGCTGAAGGCGACAACCCCGCTATCCTCAACGACAGCACCACCTACGCCTCTGGCGACGTGCGTTATGAGAACGCTCAGGGCGCTGCTCGTGACTACCTGGAAGCACTGGGAACCTCTGGTTCTCCTGACTTCCGCGAGATGGCATTCAGCATCGACAAGGTGTCGGTGACCGCCAAGTCTCGTGCTCTGAAAGCTGAGTACACGCTTGAATTGGCTCAGGACCTGAAGGCGATTCACGGTCTGGATGCTGAAACGGAACTCGCCAACATTCTCTCCTCTGAGATCCTGGCTGAGATCAACCGTGAAGTGATCCGTACTGTGTATCTGCAGGCAAAGGTCGGTGCTCAGAACAACGTTGCTAACGCTGGTATCTTCAACCTCGACACCGACTCCAACGGTCGCTGGAGCGTTGAGAAGTTCAAGGGTCTGATCTATCAGATCGAGCGCGATGCCAACGCTATTGCACAGCAAACTCGTAGAGGAAAGGGCAACTTCCTCATCTGCTCTGCTGATGTTGCTTCCGCTCTGAATATGGCTGGCGTGCTGGACTACACCCCTGCACTGTCCACCAACGGTCTCCCCGATGACACTGGTAACACCTTCGTTGGTACCCTCAACGGTGGCGTGAAAGTGTACGTGGATCCTTATTCTGCAAACCTGGCTAACGACCACTTCTATGTGGCTGGTTACAAGGGTAGCAGCGCATACGACGCAGGTCTCTTCTACTGCCCCTATGTGCCCCTGCAGATGGTCCGCGCCGTGGATCAGGGTTCCTTCCAACCGAAGATTGGCTTCAAGACCCGCTACGGTATGGTCGCCAACCCCTTCGTGTTCAAGGCAGACGGTTCCGCTGTGGGCGAAGACCTCAACAGCGCAACTGGTATTGGTCGCAACCAGTACTATCGTCGTGTGCTGGTCCGCAACCTTATGTGATCCATCATCACATATCTTTCAGAGGGTCTTCGGACCCTCTTTTTTTATGTTTACAAAAGATGTGTAGTGTTGTATACAGAAAATAAGAGTCAATACGATACAGCGTGAATCGGGGAAAATTGTCAGTGTTCCCTTATAATTAGTGGCAGAGTAATGGAGGGAGTGATGACCTGAGATGAAGAACCAACATTATGATGATTAAATCAATTGAGGTGTATTATGCAC